TGATTAAAGACTGCTCTAGAGCAGTCTTTTTTCAACTTTTTTGTAAGTTGTTGATTTTACAGAAGAAATGAATCCAGAAAGTTGTTGACTTTTTCAGAATTCTGTTGTAGAATATACCTATTATGATGAAAGATGGAGTGAAAATTATGACAAACGTTATCGATCAAGAGAAGATTGAAGAACTTTTTGAAGCAATTGTTACTGACTTTGAAGAGTGGTGTGGTCGTGCTAACATCCGTGAAGATCGTGTTATCGAATTCCAAGATGGTCTTATCGCTGAAGAAGGTCGTAAGTACATTAAAGTTATTAAGACTGATGGAAACCAAAACACTGTTTGGGGTTTTATTGTCAATGTTGAAGATGACAAGAAATTCAAATACGGTGATATTCTGATGGCTGCAGGTTACAATGCTCCTGCTCGAAACAAAGCACGTGGAAATCTCTTTACTGGTTATTCTATCCAGTGGACTGGTCCACGCTACCTGTGAAAAAATATTCCAGAAAAGTGTTGACTTTTCTGGAAACCTACTGTATAATCTCTATATAAACTTGATAAGGAACTATATTATGAACATCGTGAACTTTGAAACTGCTCGTCTTGCTGCTGCTGAAGCAACTAACAAATACATCGCTGAGAATGGCGAGAATCCAATGGGTTGTGGTTTTGCTTGGGTTGATGTACGTGGTGCACGTGGCAAAAAACTTCAATCTTTGAAAGATGTTGGATTCAAAAAGAAGTATGTTGGTACTGGTGTTAGTCTTTGGAATCCTTCTGGAAACATGACTCAAGATATGGATGCCAAGTATGCTGGTGCTGTTGCTTTCGCTGAAGTACTAAAGCAAATGGGTTTTGATGCTTCTGTCGGCTGTCGTTTAGACTAATGATTTACATCCCATACGTTGAGGGTTTAGCCCAAAGAGGATACGCTGATTTGATCGAGGCAGAAATTGCTGCCTCTTTCCAGCGACAGTATCCAGAGAAATTCCATCCACCTCGTTCCAAACGATCGGTTGAAGATTTCTCTCTCCGAGATGAGACTGGAGATCACTGGTATGATGTCAAATCGTTTGATGTCAATGCAGACTTCTCTATGCCGAATCTTATTTCTGTGGATCGTCTGAAGAAGATTCTGAAGGATCCATTGCAAACTTTATCCTACATCTCTGTGTATTATTCTGTGGATCACGACAAAAAAGTTGTTGACATTATAGACCATTTAGTGTATAATGTATGTATGATTGATCACTCTTGCCTTGCAATTCAAAATCTTGGTTTGGGTATTCTGCAGTTGAAGAATGCAAAGGATCCGATTGTTACCTATGATGGCGATGATTGGGAGAAGGATTTTGATAGCATGGTGCTTGAGTTTTACACCAAGCAAGTGAAGAAGTTTACTACATTAATGGAGAACTACCAGTGAGTACACCACAGTGGAAGAAGCAGGCACGACAGGAAGAACACCGCAAGGCTAAAGAAAAGCGTGAGTGGGAAAAGAAATATGGTCTTACAACTAGAGCAAAGAAAGTGAAGACTGAATTTGTTCCGTATTCACCTCCAAAGGTTATTGTGAGGGAAACTCCGAACTATCCATCTCTATCAAACTCTATTCCAGTTGGTCATGCTACCAAACCAGAGCGTAAAGTTTACACTGGAGATCTTATTGTAGGGATTGCAACCATGCACAAGTCAAACCTAGTTCCTGTAATGCGTGGAACTTCTCAGGCAGAAGACATTGCAAAGATGCGACGTGGTTAACTTGTCTTGTAATAATAAAAGGAGTATAATACTATCATGAATCGATTTAATACGGTTGAAGAAATTGAGGCAGAATACAATCAGTTGAATGTTACCAAGTTTAAGTTGGACACATTCTTCGATATGTTCTTAGAAAAGTTTGATTCGAAATTAAACAAAGGGGATAAGAAAACAAATCCCTACTGGAAGTTATACAATGCAAAATATTCTGAGTACGAAGAAGTCACAAGAGGCATCAACTATGCCAAACATCTCCTCAGACAGAAAGGACACAATGTTTAAGACTGCTAATGAGTTTTCAATGCACATCGAGCAGATTGCAGCGGAAACTGGCGACACCCATATGGATGTTCTCTTAAAATATTGCGAAGATAACTTTATCGATCCTGCTGACATTACCAATCTTATAAGTAAACCACTGAAGGATAAGATTGAAGTAGAGTTTCAGGAATTAAATTATCTACCGAAACAGGCTACGCTGGATATTTAATGGACGGTTATAAAGCATATCAGTATTACTTGGCATGTAAACTGCACTTCACTACCGACAAGTACAATGTATTTGAGACTGGTGGAAGAACTCGTGGTACACGAGAAGCATTTTACTCTCGTAATGACAGATATATTTTTGAAAAATTGGCTAAGAAGTTTACCACTGATAGAGATATCATTGATTACTTCGTAGCGAACTTTGCCTATGGAAATCACGATGTGGTTTATTCAGATGGTGAAGCACTTGGGTATCATACCATGTGGAAGAAACGTAAAGAGTCTCGCACGAAATTCTTTACAGACGATCTTGCAACTATGTTGACAGAACTTGAAAATAATAGTTTGAAAGGGGATTGTCTTTTCGGAACAAATGGTGTAGAATACCCTGTAGCGTTGAAATTGTTTATTGGAAACAAGATATCAATTGAAACACTTAGAATGATAGATGACATACATTCGTTTCTCAACAATTGGAAAAGTAGTCCAACTGCTGGTCTGATCTGGGAGAATGAGTTTAGAGTTATCGAGAAGTTGAAAGGTTTTGTTAAGTATGACAAATCTAAAATTCAAACTGTATGGGCACATTTTCAACAGGAGCTAAATGAACTTTAGTCTGACATCATGGGTAAAACTAGACGACAGGAACGATCATTCGATGACGACTTCGGTAAGCGTACTGATAAACATTCAGTCCGAAGCAACAAGCGGAAAGTATCCGCAAAATTGAAAACGCTAAATAGTTACGTTGATTATGAAAGTGAATTCGAAGATGACTTTGAGTTATACGATGAAATTGACATACGACATAACGAAAACATATAACGTAAATACGACAAAAGGAAAATACAATGGATATTAATACACTACGCAACATGCGCAACTCTGACTTCGGTCAAATCACTTCAGCTTTCGACAAGATTGCTAATCCCTCCCAAGAAAAGAAATCCTACAAGGACGATCGCTTCTGGCGTCTTGAAGGCGATAAAGCAGGCAATGGTACTGCTACTATTCGTTTTCTTCCACGTGTAGATGGTGATGAACTTCCATGGATTCGTCTTTTCTCTCATGGCTTCCAAGGTCCAACTGGTAAGTGGTATATTGAGAACTCTCTAACTACGATCGGCAAAGACGATCCTGTTGGTGAACTCAACAACACTCTTTGGAACTCTGGTTCTGAAGCAAACAAAGAAATTGCTCGTAAGCAAAAACGTAAGTTGTCTTACATCGCAAACATTCTTGTTGTTTCCGATCCGAAGCATCCTGAGAATGAGGGCAAGGTATTCTTATTTAAGTTTGGTAAGAAGATCTTTGATAAGATCATGGATAAAGCACGTCCTACTTTTGAAGACGAAACTCCTGTAAACGTTTTCGACTTCTGGGAAGGTGCTGACTTCAAAATGCGTATGCGTAAAGTAAGTGGCTATGCCAACTACGATGAGTCTATGTTCTTGGAACCTGCAGCAGTGGGTGCTGATGAACAGATCGTCAAGATCGCTTCTCAACAGTACAAACTCTCTGAGTTTACTGACGCATCAAACTTCAAGTCTTACGACGAACTAAAGGCAAAACTAGATTCAGTTCTATCTGGTGAGTCTTATGCTTCTAAGTCTGCAGCTGAAATTGCAGATGAAGTCGAACCTGCTCCAGTTAAAGCAGCACCAGAGATTAAATCTGCTCCTGCTCCACAACCAAAGGCAGTCGTTGAAGATGACGATGATGATGTAATGTCATACTTCGAGAAGATCGCTAACGAAGACTAAGTAATACTGAGGGTGATGCCTTAATACATCCGTGTGGATCAACGGTTAGTCCACATTTTATAAACACACATACACACAAAGGAGACTATTATGTCACAAAATCCGTATGAAATTCGCCTATCTCTTTTAGGCATGGCTAAAGAAATGCTCGAACAAGAGTATTTTTCTAAAATGGATGCTGTCAATCAGAAGTATTCATTTGAGTTGGAAGCAGCACAGCGTAAAGGAATTGAAATTCCTGATCGTGAAACTGTACCATTTCCGACTGAAGCAGATATCATTGCTAAAGCAAAGACGTTAAACGACTTCGTCAGTAATGGCTAAGTAGTAAGCAACGATCGTTTTATTTGATCGCTCTGCTTAATTTGATGGGGATTCGGGAGACTGAGTCCCCATTTCTTCTTCTTGGGGATCTTTAGGTTTGATCGCATCTTCATAGTAAAGAATGATAGCGTTTTGTGATTCGAGATACCTACGGATTTCTGCCATGTTCAATGCCATTGATTCATATCCACGAACACTCATAGCGTAGAACACCCAAGCATCTCCATTTTCTTTCTTGTAGGTTTCAAGGAACTCTTCAAAGTTTTCTTCTGTTACCACATACCATCTAACATCATTCAATGTCATAGGTTTAGGTGCACGCTGGAGAGGAATATTCCTTTCCACCAACTTTGTTTGTACTAC